ATACAGTCTATACGAGCTTATTAGATCTTCATCTACAGAGAGGCCGTCGTATGGGCTTAAAGGCGTGCCAGAAAAAGACTTAATTAATTTCCAGTGTGTTGGAAGAGGATCTGCAGGGTCGGTAATTACCGATCCCCAGGTTAAAGAAACGGTCTGATAGTCATAAGACCATGCCGTAAGTCCGACGTTATAAAAAACACGATTGTTTTCTATTTCACCGTATTTAGGAGACCCATATTGCGAAAACGAATATTTAGCCATCTATCTAGTTACATCCCAGCTAGTAGAAAAGGATCAAATCTTACTGCCTCTGCCTGCTCTAGAGCTGAATTAGCTGTAGTGTTTAATGTTGAGTATTCGGTGCTTCCCACATACAAAACATTTGCAGTGCCTACTTTAGGAAGTCCAGCGCTATCTAAGTTAAACCCTAAGGTGTTATTAGCTGCACGACCTTCGAATAGATTTGATGTTCCTGCGGTAGTTTTTACAACTAAAGCTACAGTTCCTGAAGGAGGTTGAATAGAGTCTCCAACTTTTTTTACGTATGGGCTTACTGTTCCAGTTCCCCCTACAAGACCCGCTTCAATATTGTTTAGGCGCTCATCTATAGATGTCCAGGAAGTAGTGGCTGAAGTAAATGTGCCACCAAAAGAAGACGTAAGGATATTAGTGCTTGGGTTTCCGCTAAGAGCGATGGCCATAGCTCTAACTTCGTCTTGAAGTGCGTTTATATGGTCCGCAAGGACAGTATCAACTAAGTCAACCTTGTTTGTAAAGGTTCTAATACTTGTGGGGAACTGGGCTACCATTTTACCTACCTATCCTTAGAGCAATCCGCCGGTTGGCGTAATTATTAGAGCTGCTGGCAGCAAATAAGGTATTTGATTAGCTGCAAGGGTTATTGTAGCTACACCAGAGCCATTATCTGTGTTTAACTTAGTTAAAGTTATTGATTCTACGCCAGCAATTCCAGCTGCTTTTGATATAACCGAGGACAGCGCAATAGTTCTTCCAAAAGTGTTAGCCTCGTAAGAAAATAAGCCTCCTGCGTTTAAAAAGGCTTTTGCAATATTTAATTTTACAGCGTTCTGTTTAAATGCTGCCCCAACTGTTACGTTCATAGATACATAAACCGGAACATAGGTAGGCTGTACAACCGTTAGGGTTGTTCCTACTGGAATTTTGTCCGCTAAGTACTCTTGAACATTACCTTGTAGCTCTGTCCAAGTAGAGGTAGGAGAACCACTTGTAATTCCAGGCGTATTAGTTCCGTCATTTTGAGTCTGTACGTACAAAGTTACTGAGCTGTAGACAGATGAAATTGCCTTAGCCCTGCCTATTTGTGGGGTTTGATTTGCAAGAAATTCATAGTCTTCCAGGGTTACGGCACGTCTACGTGCAGAGATTGCAGACTTAATTTTTGCTCTAAGTTGATCAGTTGTGTCTGCGTCTGCCCCGCCTATCGCTGAAGCATCGTTTGTAACTGACAAGTAAGAAACGGCTTCAGGATCTATATTTCCAGGAATAAAAGTAACTTCAGTGATAGCGCTAGATATCACATTTCCTGATGCTCCAACGCTTGTCTTGTAAGATGCGCTTATGAGCTGTCCTGTAGGAGGAACTGCTCCGTTAACTCCCTCACCAAATATAACTGTAAGACTTCCGTCCTCATTTTGAGAGGTTGTAAATACTAGGTCTGTTGGACCATACTCAGAAAGCGTATCTACATAGGACCACGCAGCAAAAGCAGCTCCCTGACCTACGTATACGGTAAGCGAAGAGTCTACAATTCCAAAGTCAGAAATTGTGATTTCTTGGCTGGGCTCACCTGTAGAAGTTCCAAGGCTTGCTGGAAGTGGCTTGTTATTAACTGGGTTAATTAAGTCTGGGCGGTCGGTATTTACCGTCTTACCCTCTTTTGCTATAAGGGTAATAGTTTCACCAGCTGCAAGTTGAGTTGCAGACTGAGTTGTTTCAAAATATACTTCTGTGTAAGGACCAAAAGTTAGGGGAGCCATTACCTGTGTCCCAATAGGAATATCTATTGGAGAGTCACTAGTGTTTTCAAACAATATGCTTACTGTTGCTGGTGTAGGTCCTGAAGGCTTGTACCCGTACAAAGAAGCAAAATTTAAAAGAGTCTCTCGTTTTACGGCAGTGTCTACTGAGGTTTCGTTAGCCACCCGGTCTAAGTAATAAGACATGATGTCGCCCATATAGGCAAATGCTTCTACAAGGACTGAACCTAGGTCAGAAGGGTCTGAGGCATCCCAATTTTTATCGGTTCGTGCGCTAATAAGATTTATAAGGTCATTTTTAAGAGCAGCAAAGTCTCTAGAAGTATAGTCAATCTGTATTTCGTTTGCCATATTACTTAACCGCCGTTACTGTTCCGTCAGAACTGAATAGTGCACTGCTTACATCTAAAGTCTTTATTGTACTGTCTGGGAGGATTACCGTAATAGTGACCTGAGCTTGACCACCGTATTCTGGGAGCACGGTGGAGATATTGCTTATCTTTATTTCCGGTAGCCAAACTGTTACCGCTGTACTTACTGCTTGTTTTATAGCCGTATCTAGAACGTTTTCATTTTCAAATAGGGCTCTCATAAGGTCTGTACCGTAGGATGTGAGCATTGGTCGTTGACCAACATTTGTAGATAACAGGGTCAATAAACGATCTAACCAAATTTTACTAGGCTGTTCTGTAGTATCTACTACGCCTACAGGGTCTAGGCTATATGGGTAGTTAATAGCGCTACTCATTGCACTCCTATCCATACTGGGTACTCAGGGTCTCCCGCAACAAACATAACCCAGACTAGTTGCCCGACTTTAGGGACCAATCGATGCGGTGTATGCTCAGCTACTCGAGGAGTTTGCTCTTGAGCATCATTCCAACGTTGAGTAGTATTAGCCGCGGTTTTACGTGGGTGTTTAAGGGTACCAGCACCCGCCTTAGCCACAACGGTTAACGCTGGAATAGTCTCTGTATCTCCTCGGGAGTCTGTTACTGATATGGAGGTCGTAGTCAGTAGGGCCGCAATTTGAGCAGCAGTATGCTCTTCATGGTCTGGATGGTTGGCAACGTTTGTAATAGGCTGCACAGAGCGGGCCCACCCAGATACTTCTTGACCTGTGGACTGTTGTACCTTTACTTTAATTCTGTTTTTCTTTAGGGGATCGTTTATATCTACGACCTTAGCCTCATAAATACCAAAGAATCTAAACCGACCTGTAGGGTCCATTCCGTAATCTTGGTCTCTTGTAGACCATCCTCGACTCGTACTCATTAAACAACTCCAGTCTTGCCATAAGCGGCCCAAGTAACCGGACGCTTAATGATAGAAAAGTCTGGGGCAGCGTCCTCACCAAGATTATTATACGTCTTAGACACCGCAGAGCTTGGAGCTGTAATCCCGTAGTCTGGCTCTAGAGTAGAGTTGTTAACTGAGAAGGAATAGTCTTGAAGTTTTGATTGGGCCGGAGCTATAGCCTGACCAGAGATCTCTCCAGATACGTCTCTGACCGGCACTGCTTTGTAGGCGTCTGGGTTAGTTTGACCCAAGATATCTGTACCAACTTCTAACTGCATCATATATCTTGCAGGTACGCCACCAAAGATATGGGTGACTGACAAGACTGTCCAGTATCCATCCATGCCATCTGGCAACCCATCTAGATAGATAGGCTCGTATGGCTTAACTAAAGAATCTCCAATTAAGTTAACCTTTGCTCGATAGGCGTACCTTTGAGCGTCAGCAAAGTCATTAGCAATATACTTGCTTTCGGTTAAGGTAGTAGCTACCTCAAAGACATTATGTTTATTAAATGCTGCTTTAGAAGATGCACTATTCTTCTTGTTTATCTTAGAGAATCTAGAGGTCACTGTAGTGCCTCCCAGGCTTTAAATTCAGCAGAGGTTTCCTCAGTTACAACAACGCCCTTATCCTCAAAGCTAAAATCTTTAAGCTTATGCTTTGTCTCAATAACCATTCCAGTTTTCTCATTATACCCAGTAACAATTCTGTCTACTCTTGATCCAAGCTCTGGGGACTCATCCGAAACTATTGGATCAA